ATATAGTTGCCAGCCCTATATCTATGAACACCAAACTGTTCTAATAGGGTAAGTTCTTTATCTATGCCTTGTTCTTTTTTATAATCTTCACATACATATCTTATGGCATTAAATAATGGGTCTCTTATTTTAATAAACATTTCTTTTGTTTCTTCAGAAACGTCTTTATCTATGTTATATACATTATTTAATAAACATAATTTTTTATATCCATAAACATATGGGTGCCCCATAGATCTGTTTTCGTCTACATCCCACTGATTCCACGGTGTTAATACAGGGTATATATCAGGATTATTTTCAGAATCATTTACAAGATCTAGCCATTCTTTTACATTAGGGATAGCATTTCTATAATAATAAACTTGCGGGTGAAGCTCTTCTCTAATCATTCCGTTTTCTAATACAGTCGTTTTTATCATTTTATCTCCAATGCTACTTCTTTTTTAGCAGTTTGATCTGGTCCAGGCTTTAGTCTTTCACCTCTTGCTTTAAGTTCTGCCCAAAGCTCTGCGTCCTCTGCCTGTCTTTTTCTTTGATCTGCTATATCGGTTTCCCACATAGCCTGCTTTTCTTCGCTATAAACAGCCTCTTCATTATCCCAAAATGATCCTATAGTTATTCTTGTTCCTTTAGTAATCATTTGTACTTCATGTATATTGTGATGACCTCCAGCAAATGCTGCTAGCATTCCAGTTTTTGGCTGCAAAGAAATATCATGATCCCTAAAGTTTAAAACGCCACCTTCAAAATCATCATTTAAGTAAAGGAATGCTGCCCACTTGCTTCTTTCAAAAGAATTATACTCTGGTGAGTCTATTGGTGTATTGTCTGAATGATAACCAGCGTATGCTCCCTCTACCCATTTTTGTGCATGATAGCTAACTAGTCTAACTTTATCACCTCTACATATCTCTGTAGCTTCCTGTATTTTATCTTGAAGTGTAATAAAAAAATCAGGCGATAAACCAAACTTTTCTTTATCTTCATCGTCTGGCAAGTTAGATGCAAATGAGTCATAAAATGATATTGGTGCCCACGGAAGAGTTCCTTTTTCTACAGAATGTTCCCAGTATTTAATAACTTTTTCGCAATCTTCTGGGCTAAGAAAATTTTCAAAAAAAACAATATCTTCTTTTATCCTATTTTGATTTTCTAAATTAAATGTCATTTAAATTAATCCTTTCTAACTTTTTCATCTCTTCATAGTCTATAGTTTGATAAACTCCAGATTTTCTTTCCTCTTTGGTTCTGGCAATTTCCATCTCTTTCCATATTTCTTTACCATAAAGCTTTTCGTTTTCCAGCCATTCTTTTGATCCAGGATAAAACCTAACCCAATGGTTTCTTACAAAATACTTAGGGGTGCCCTTAACTTTTTCAACTCCATGCATATAAAATTGTCCAGCATCGGAAAGAAAATCTGGGTCTCCTGCTGGGAATAACAAAATGTCGCCCTTTTCTGGTTTGTAATAAACAGTTTTATTGTCTACCAAAAAAGTAAGTCCTCCGCCCTCATAGTCTCCATTTAAATACATAGTACAGGTAAACGTAAACTTATATCCTCTAAAATCATGATAGTCTCTTTGGTAGTCTGTATGTACGTGCATTGCAAGGTCGGACTCTTCAATTCCTCCATCGACTTCATACTTACATATTGAAGGTCCCATTCTTTTCCACATAAGCTCATCAGTTCCAGAGCCTTCATCAAAAACTATTGCGTCTCTATCAATTGGTACGCCAAACGTATCCGCATACTGACTTGTTGTTTTATTAAAAACCTCAATTATTTCATCCCAGAAACGTTTTTCCAATTCAGTTCTTTCAGATGATTCAATTGAATGGTTAAACTGATCAGCTTCTTTTCCAAAGGTGTACCAGCCATGCCAATTTAAAGCAGAGCCTTCTGGGTTTTGTTCCGAATCAATTATTGTTTTTGTTAATAGGTCGATGTCTTTCCATGGATTTTTAAAGACCCATATCTTTGGATATATCTCTTTGTAAATAAAACTCATGGCTGTCTTTCTCCAGTATGCTCTAGTATTTGCCAGAAGAATGGTGACGTATATCTTCCTCCAGAAATTATTGGCCTAACGCCATGAATATAGTTTTTATCTCCTGGGAAAAAGTATGCTGATCCACCAACTGGCTTAAACTCTATTCCCTGTATTGGGAAAAATAGTTCTCCACCTTCATAGTCGTCGTTAAAATAAAATAGGGAAGCTATATCGTAATGTGGGAAATCGTTAGGTGTTCCTGCGTCTGGGCCTTCATGAAGCTCTTTATCTGCATGTGGGTCTTGTCTTGATCCGACTGGCCACCTAACAATAGCTGGTCCAGTTGCTTGAACATGTACATTAAAAAACTTTTCTACCTCTACCTGTAGCCTTGATATAAGATTATCGACAACATCAACTATAGTTGGGTCCGCAGAAATCTCCATAGATCTGCGTGTACAAACTCTATCAAACCATGCGTTTGCATCATAGATTACGGTACCATTCTCATTTACGTGAGAATCAGTGATATCCCAGGTTGTATTATTTTTTGCAAAGTCGGTGAGCCTTACTCTTTCTTCATCAGTTAAAAAGTTTTTTAGCTCTACAATGTTTTCTGGACCTGACCCAAAGAATCCAGAAGGCGTTATAGAACCTAAAGATCTGTAGTCATGAGTATTATTAGTGTTCAATCTTTGTTCCATTTATTTGTATCTCCTTCTAGTCCAAAACTTCTTTTTATAGACTCCACCTTCTGGTGTTCTAAACATATCTGATGTTTTCATAGCCTTTTGCATTATATCAATCGGTTTATGAAAAATAAATTCCGACTCCCAGTCTTCTCTTTTGAATGGTATTATCTGTAGATAAGGAGTTCCTGCTGGAACAACCCCAGTAAATCCATTTTGTATAAAAAACGGTATTAAGCCAGATGTTGTAACTTTGTCACTATCTATTATACCACCGACAGTAAGCCATGGTAAATCAAAATGATTTATTGGCTGAACATATAGAGAGCTGTAACCTTCTGGTAGCTGTGGGGCCCAGTTAGCATACCAATGAAAATGATTTTTATCATAACCGAAAGGAACCTGGAACCCATCAGATGCTGGTCTTTCACCAACAAAATCATCAAATTTTAGTGGTACCTTTGCTTTAATTCTATTATTTTTTTCATAAAACTCTATATCGCATGGAGTGACAAGAGTGTAGCCTGTTGTAAAGGTATCTAGCATTGCTGGACAGGCTTTGAAGTTAAGCATTTTTCCGCCGTCATTTGTTGCATTAGAAACTGGATTACCATAAAAATCTTTTATATAAATATCAGCATCGTGCCACCATTTTGGTATAACCTTTGCGGTTGGGCAGGGTGCTGTTTCTTCATCATTATAATGTTTATTGGAGTGGAATGTTATCTTGTTCATTGTGGTATACCGCAACCTTCTGGACCATTAATCAAAGTTTCATCATTCTTTAACCTTAAAGATTTTACTTCATGGGATCCAATTTTATTATTTTTATGATCTACAGCATTTCTATAAAAATCACTCCATTTGCCAGACTTATTGATATCGCTAACAATTTGTCCATAGTCCTCTTTTGGGAAAAAGTCTACTGGTAAATCCTTGTATCCTTTTATTACCGCCACCGAATTATTTAAATTTGCCAAGGAGATTGGCATTATTGCTGCAACTGGTGTGTTTGCTGGAATTGTAATAATTTCATTTGCCTTAGTTATTCTCCAGGCAATTGGGAATGCCCCCTTAAAAAATGAAGTGCTTATTAGTGTAGTAAATGGCCAAACACCTTCTATAGGCCAATTTGGTGTTGGCATTGCCAACATGGTAACATCTTCTTCAGTTCTTATAACCAGGTTTGTATTAAAACTAATTGTTGCGTTAGCTCTTGAAGTTGATACATATTCATGCCCTTTTAAAACTTTAACGTGTGTATCTGTTGAGTCTGATATCCCATCCCAAATAAATGATATATCTACTGGAAATGAAACTCCCCACCCCAAAGTATTTGATAAGCTTACTGGGAAGCAGTGGTATGCATGCTTGTCAAAAGTTTCATCCATCCACTCTCTTTTAACACCTAGAGGTTGAATATTTGCTGATTGATTTGGATAAACTTTATAGACATCAAAGTTCATCAGTACCCATCTTTCATTGATTTTTCAGACATAAATTGCCTGTAAAATGATTCTGTATGAGTTGCATCATTATAGTCTGTCATTGTAACTATTGAATATTTTAATCCAGACTTTACTGGAAGGGCAGCATGTGAGAATAAATATGTTGAGGGGAATATATACAGATCTCCAGCTTTTGGCTTTACTGTTAAGTCTAACTTATCAAATCTTAGTCCGCCCTCTTCATAATCATCATTAATATAAGCAACCATTGATACTGTTGATATATAAGACCAACCATGGTCTGAGTGATAAGAGAAATGTTGGCCTTCGCCATATTTAATAAAATTCATGGCTTCCCAATACTTTAATTCAATATTGTAAAAAGAAGAATAATCATCTAGTGCAACAAGTTGTACGTCATGCACGTCTTGCCAAATTTCATCTACGTCTTTATTGTACTTATCTAG